CAGGTGCCAGTCCCCCACGTGCCCGGGCGAAAAGCGTCCCCGTCGACCCCGATGCGTGCACCCAGGGGGCCCACCCCTGGCCCCCGGTCCCGCGGAGGGGCGGCGAGGGATGGCGCTGGAATTCTGTACGCATTCAACTATTCGGGTCGCGCGATGCGGTCCGTAGCCCGAGCGATTCGGGAGGAATCATGGCACCCACTCCGAAGCGTGAGGCGCAGCGGCGCCGGCGCAACCTGGCACCGAGCAGCGACCAGGCGCCGACCGGCGAGGTCGTGGTCCCGGCCACCCCGCGGGACTGGCACCCGCTGGCCCGGGAGATGTTCAACTCGCTGAAGGTGTCGGGACAGTCGGCCTTCTACGCGCAGTCGGACTGGGCCTTCGCAAAGGTGATCTGCGCACGGATGTCGCAGCTGCTGGCCGACGGTTCGACCTCGGGCAGCGCCTGGGCTCCGGTGGACGCCGGTCTGGCCCGGCTGATGGCCACCGAGGGCGATCGCCGCAGGATGCGTCTGGAGTTGATCCGCGCGGAGATCGCCGCCGAGCAGGTGCAGCGCAAGTCGACGGGCACTCGACGGTTGAAGGCCGTCGATGTCTCGGCCTGACGGCTGGCGCGGACCGAGCGAGCCCGGCGAATTCCCGACCCTCGGCTTCCAGGTCATCGACTGGATCGAGGCCAACTGCGTCATTCCCGACGGGGCGGACATGGGTCGGCCGTTCATCCTGACCGATGAGCAGTACCGCTTCGTGCTTCAGCACTACCGCCTGCACCCCGACGCCCGCGCGGACCGCAAGCGCCCGAGCGCCGGTTTCGTGTTCCGCCGCTCGATGCTGGTCCGGCCGCAGAAGTGGGGCAAGGGCCCGCTGTCCGCGGCGCTGATCTGCGCAGAGGCCGAAGGTCCGGTCCTGTTCGACGGGTGGGATGCCGACGGGGAGCCGGTGGGCAGGCCGTGGCCGACCCCCTGGATCCAGATCGCGGCCTCGAGCGAGGACCAGACCGCCAACGTCTACCGGGCGCTGCTGCCGATGATCCAGCAGGGCCCACTGTGCGACCGGATCCCCGACACCGGTCTCACCCGCATCACCCTGCCGGGCGGTGGCTTCATCGAGCCGGTGACCGCCGAGGGCCGGTCCAGGTTGGGCCAGCGCATCACGTTCGCGGTGCACGATGAGCCGCACTCGTGGCTGAAGAGCAACGGCGGGTGGACGCTGGCCGACACCCAGCGACGCAACCTCGCGGGCATGGGTGGGCGCAGCGTGGCCACCACGAACGCCTGGGATCCGGCCGAGAACTCGGACGCCCAGCGCACCTTCGAGGCGGCCGGGCCCGACGTGCTGGTCGACTACCCGTCCCCACCGACCGGATCCTTCCGGAACAAGCGGGAACGGGCGAAGGTCCTCAGATTCGTCTACGGCGACTCGAGCGTGGACCGGGGCGGCTGGGTGGACCTGGACCGCATCGAGGCCGAGGTGGAGGAGCTGGCCGGCAAGGGCGACCTGGCCCAGGCCGAGCGCTTCTACGGCAACCGGGTCGTGGCGACCTCGGACGCCTTCTTCGACACCGAGATGTGGGAGGCGGCCGCCGACCCGCAGCAGGTGCCGGACGGGGCGATGGTGGCCCTCGGCTTCGACGGGTCGATGTATGACGACTGGACCGCGATCCGGGCCCGCTGGATCGACGGCGATCGTCTGTACGCCTTTACGCCGACGTTCGCCGATGACACCCCGACCTTCTGGAACCCGGCCGACTTCGGTGGGGAGATCCCCCGCGGAGAGGTCCAGGCCGCGGTCGCCGAGCTGTTCGAACGGTTCACGGTGGTCCGGTTCTACCTGGACCCGGAACTCTGGCAGTCGGAGATCGACGACTGGGCCGCCCGCTACGGGCCCAAGGTCGTGGTGCAGTGGCCCACCTACCGCACCCGCCAGATGGCCGCCGCCCTCGAGCGGCTGAAGACCGATGTGGCGGCCGGGAACCTGACCCACGACGCCGATCCGGTGATGCTGACCCACGTGCGCAACGCCCGCAGGGTGCGCCGCTCGGGCGGCATCGTGATCGGCAAACCCAACGACCACCAGAAGATCGACCTGGCGATGGCTGACGCGCTGGCCCATGAGGCCGCGTGCGATGCCCGTACCGCCGGGCTGACCAAACCGACCCAACCCGCCCGGGTGCTGGTCCTGTAATCCCAACCGCTTAGCGAAGGAGGCTGTCCCGTGGCGGAAGTCGACCTCGCCGAGAAGTTGTCGGAGCGTCTGCGGCAGGCCGCGCCGGACCTCGAGCGTCTCAACCGGTACTACGAGGGCGAGCAGCCCCTGTCGTACATGCACCCCGAGCTGCTCAAGGAACTCCAGGCCCGGGTGCGCCAGTTGGTGATCAACTGGCCACGGCTGGTGGTGGACTCCCTCGAGGAGCGCCTGGACGTGGAGGGCTTCCGGCTCGGCGATGCTGTCGATGAGCGCATGTGGCAGTGGTGGCAGGCCAATGGCCTGGACCTGGCCAGCCAGCAGGCGCACGTGGAGGCCCTGGCGATGCGCCGGTCGTTCGCGATCGTCGGGTCCAATCCGGACGACCCCGAGGTCCCGCTGGTGACCGTGGAGTCCCCGCTTCAGGTGATCGCCCGCCGGGATCCTGCCACCCGCCGGGTGCAGTCCGCGGTGAAGGTGTGGTCGGACGAGGACGAGCGTGAGTACGTCACGCTGTACCTGCCGGATGTCACGATCTGGTACGAGGGCTCGGCGGAGACCGGGCGGCTGGCCGAGACCGGCCGCGACGAGCACGGCCTGGGCCGGGTGCCGGTGGTCCCGATCGTGAACCGGGGCCGGATCCTGCAGGCCGACGGGGTGTCCGAGCTGGCCGACGTCATCCCGATCAGTGATGCGGCGTGCAAGATCGCCACCGACATGATGATCGGCGCGGACTTCAACGCGATCCCGCGCACGATCGCGATGGGCATGACCGAGCAGGACTTCACCGACCGGGACGGTAACCCGGTGAGCAAGTGGGAGAAGATCGCCGGGCGGATCTGGGCAGTGACCTCGGCGCCGGGTGAGGCGGAGGTCAAGCAACTGCCGGCCGCGGATCTGCGCAACTTCCACGACACGATCAACACCCTGGCCCGGCTGGTCGCCTCGATCGCCGGTCTGCCCCCGCACTACTTCGGGTGGTCGGATGCCAACCCTGCCAGCGCCGATGCGATCCGCAGCGCTGAGACCCGTCTGGTCAAGCGCGCCGAGCGCCGCCAGCGTGGCTTCGGTGAGGCCTGGGAAGAGGTCATGCGGCTGTGCTTTCTGGTCGCCGATGGTGAGCTTCCGGAGAACGCGGCACGCATGGAGACCGTGTGGCGCGACCCTGCCACCCCGACGACGGCCGCGGCCGCCGACGCCCTGGCGAAGCTGAAGGACTCCCTGGAGATCCCGGCGCAGGCGCTGTGGGAGAAGGTGCCGGGGATCACGCAGGAGGAGGTGCGTCGCTGGAAGGCGGCCGCCGACGCCGAGCGCAACGCGGCGGCACGCGCGCAGGCCACCGCCTTCGGGGTGATCCAGCCCGATCTCGAGCAGCGCTGATGGCCCGGCGGCCGGACCTACAGCGGGTCTACCGCGACCACCTCGAGCAGCTGCGCCGATGGGGGGTCCTGGCTACCCTGGCGACCTACAAGCGCGTAGACCCGGCTGATCTCGACGGATCCCTGCAGGAGATCGCCCCGATCCTGCAGGCGCTCTACTCGGCCTCGGTGATAAACGCCCTGGATGCCACTGATGAGTACATGGGCCTGGTGGCGTGGCTGCACGGGCACGAGTACCTGGCCAACTGGCGCGACGGCCGCCCGAACGCTCCCAAGGAACTCTTCGGCGGGGTGCCGTTCGCGCAGTGGATGGCCTACGCCGCCCCCGGTATCAAGCGGCTGATATCCGAGGGGATGTCCGCGCAGGAGGCGGTGGGGATCTCCGAGGCACGCGCGGCGCAGCGACTAACGTCCAGCCCGCTGCAGCAGGCCCGGTCCACCACCTGGAACCGCTTCCTTGTCGACTCGCTGATCTCGGAGTCGAACGTCCCGCCGGCCAACCTCAAGCCGTGGACCGACGAGGTCGAGCAGTATGCGAACCTCTGGGACGGTCAGCGGGTCCGGGAGTATCCGGGCACGTTCCAGCGCTGGCAGCGGGTCCCCTCCCCGGGAGCCTGCGACTGGTGCCTGATGCTGGCCACCCGTAGCGACTACACCTCGGCCGATGCCGCGATGTACGCCGGCGGCGCTGAGGGCACGGTCCGCCGGCAGTTCCGCCGTGGTCGGGAGAACATGCTGGCCGGGGTGTCGCGCCGATCCACTTCCGGCATGGAGTCCGGCGAGCGCTATCACCGGTCGTGCCGTTGCACGGTCCGGATGGTGGCCATGGGCGCGCCTGCGGCGATCAGCCAGGAGGACTACGACCGACTGTCCACCCGCGACGCCGACGGCAATCTGCCCGTGTTCTATTCAGGCAGCCGGACGAACAAGTCAGGCCGGGTCAGCCGCTACGAGTACACCCTGGACAGTTTCGACTTCGAGGTGGTCACCGGCACTCCGATGCCGCCGACCGCCTCCTGGAAGGACGCCTGGAAGGCGCCCCCGAAGAAGCGGGCCGACCGCGCCGCCTACTCACAGTGGCGCAGCGAGGTGCCCGTCTAAGACCCCCCGACCGCGCGAGGCGGCCGGGTCAACCCCACCGCGATGGAGGGAACCACCCATGTCCGAAACCACTATCGAGTCCGACGCCCCGGAAACGACGCAGCCCGCTGCAGCGGCTACGGCTGAACCGGCGCCGGAAGCCCCGAGCCCCGAGGCGCTCGGCGACGCCGGGAAGGCTGCCCTGTCAGCCGAACGCAAGGCCCGGCGTGAGGCCGAGAAGCGCGCCCAGGAGTTCGAGGCGAAGGTCAAGGAGTTCGAGCAGCAGCAGCTGTCCGAGCAGGAGCGCTTGACCAAGCAGCTCGAGGAAGCGAAGGCCACCGCCGCGAAGGCGCAGGCCGAGGCCCTCCGGTTGCGCATCGCCGCCGAGACCGACCTGCCCGCCGACCTCCACGAGTTCCTCGTGGGTGCCGACGAGGCGGAGATCCGGGCGAAGGCGGAGAAACTCAAGGCCGCGACGGCCGCCGGCACCCGCCGTCCCCAGCCCGACCCGAGCCAGGGCGCGAAGCCTGACTCGACCGGGCCCAGTCAACTCACCGCCGCCGACCTGGCGACCATGTCCGCCGAGGACATCGTCAAGGCCGACGAGGCTGGACGCCTCGACGACCTGAAGCGTCAGGGCAGGTAGCACCCCCTCCCCACAATGAAAGGAGCAGCCGACCATGGCTGTTACCAACTTCGTGCCCGACATCTGGTCGGCGCGCATCCTCACCAACCTGTCCAAGACCGCGGTGGCCAACGCAGTGTGCAACCGCGACTACGAGGGCGACGCGAGCGTCGGCGACTCGGTGAAGATCACCTCGATCACCGACCCGACGATCACCGCCTACACCGGCGCCGACATGACCCCCGAGGACGTGGACGACGCCACCCGCTCGCTGCTGCTCGACCAGAAGCAGTCGTTCAACTTCTACCTGGACGACGTCGAGGCCGCGCAGAGCGTCAACGGTGGAGCGATCCTTCGCGAGGCCATCAACCGGGCGTCCTACGGGCTGTCGAACGTGATGGACACCTACGCGCTGGACGTGATGTGGAGCAACGCTTCGGCGTCCAACCCCGACCACGTCATCGGTGAGACGACGGTGACCACGGTCGCCGGTGCGTACAACCACCTGGTCGACTGCGCCGTCCTGCTCGACGAGGCGGACATCCCGCAGGAGGAGCGCTTCGCGGTCGTGCCGCCGTCGTTCTACGCGCTGCTGCTCAAGGACGACCGCTTCGTGGGGGCTGGTGACGCCGTGGGCGCCGCCACCCGCGCCAACGGCCTGGTGGGTGAGGCGGCAGGTCTGGCGATCTACCGCAGCAACAACCTGCCCACCGCCGCCTCGGGCACCTCGAGCACCAACAAGGGCCTGATCGTCGGGTCCCGCATCGCGACGACCGTCGCGGACCAGGTCCGCAAGGTCGAGGCGTACCGGGTGGAGAAGAAGTTCGCCGACGGCGTGAAGGGTCTTCACGTCTACGGCGTCAAGGTGACCCGCCCGACCGGGCTGGTCGCCTCCGACGTGCGCATCGCGCTGTCCTGACACATCCAGTGAGCGGGCTGCCCGGTCCGGACCGAATGAGGCCGGGCCGGGCAGTCACTCCCCCATCTGAAAGGAACGGCGCACGATGATCCCTGTCAGCGAGATCGGCCCGCTGCTGATCACCGTGCCTGAACTCGGCGACGTGACCGACGCCGACGAGGCGCAGACCGCCTGCGTGCTGGCCTCCGGGGCGATCCTGGACTACATCGGCCGGCCGATCCTGGAGGACACCTACACCCACACCCTGCCCGTGCAGGCCGAGATCATCACCCGCGAGCAGGAGCCCAACGGGCTGGTGGGCGTGGTGCGCCTGAAGGCACACCCGGTCACCGCGATCACATCGGTGGTGCTCGACGGGGAAACCCTGAGCGCCGACGAGTGGTCCTGGGACGCCTCCCGGTATCAGCTGGTGGTCGACGAGGCGGGCGCCTACGAGGCGGCCGTCACCTACACCGCCGGCTATCCCGACGTCCCGCCCGGTCTGCGGGCGGTCGCTAAGCGGGTCGCGCTGTCGATGCTGTCCAACCCGGGCGGGATCGCCTCCGAGCGCCTGGCCGACTACAACGTCACCTACGGCGACGGGGACTTCACCGCCCTCGAGCGCCGGGTGATGGACCGCTACCGCTCGGCCACCGGGACGATCCGCGCGTCATGACCGACTGCGTGGTGATCGTGCCGATGCTGGGCCGCGCTCACCTGATGGACCGTCTGCGGATCTCCCTGGCCGCCAGCACCGACCGGGCCCGGATCCTGTGGGTGGTCACCGCGGGCGACTTCAACGTCCTCGACGAGTTGCACGGCGAGGACCACGTGATCACCCCGCCGCGCACCAGAGGCGACTACGCCCACAAGATCAATACCGGGGTGAACGTCAGCGACGAGCCGCTGATCTTCACCGGGGCGATCGACCTGCACTTCCTCCCCGGCTGGCTGGAGGCCGCTGAGGCCCTGCTCGACGAGCAGGTCCGGGTGGTCGGCACCAACGACCTGACCAACGAGCGCACCGCCCACGAGCACTCCACCCACACCCTGGTGGCCCGCGACTACGTGGGCCGGGGCCTGATCGACGGCCGGCCCGGGCTGCTGTGCGAGGACTACATCCACGAGTGGTGCGACGACGAGCTGGTGGGCACCGCGGTCAAGCGCGGCGCCTACGCGCACGCCGACGACTCGATCGTGGAGCATCTGCACCCGATGGCCGAGAAGGCCGAATGGGACGAGACCTACCTGCGGATGCGCACCCGGATGCGTGCCGATCGGGCGCTGTTCAACCGGAGGCGGCAACTGTGGACGTGACCATAGTCGTCGGCACCTTCGGGCACCGCAAGTGGATCGACCTGGCCCACGAGCGGGCGATCCCGTCGGCGGTACGCCAAGAGGTCCCGGTTATCTTCCGTCACGAGGACACCCTGGCCGACGCCCGTAACTCCGCGATCCGCGCGGCACGCACCGAATGGGTGATCGTGCTGGACGCCGACGACGAGCTCGGCGAGGGCTACGTGCAGGCGCTGGGTCAGGCCCATGGGGATCTGCGGGCGCCGGCGCTGGTGGAGATCCTGCCGGATGGACTCGAGCGCCAAGTCGACCTGACGACCCGCGACATGGACTCCATGAACCCTTGCTGCATCGGGACCGCGATCCGCCGAGAGATGGCCTTGGATGTCGGCGGATTCTGGCCAGAGCCAGCATGGGAAGACTTCAGTCTCTTTCGCCGCGCGTGGTTGATCGGAGCGACCATCGAGCACGTCCCCGGTGCTGTGTACCGAGCGAATGTGCGGCCTGGCAGTCGTAATCGCGTGGTTCGTGACCCGGACGCCCTGATGGCTTCGATCAAGCGCAGTCATGAGGACTGGATGAAGGAGCGTCACCGTGCGGCGACCGACACTTGAGCGATTCATGGACAAGGTCGTAAAGCGTCAGGATGGCTGTTGGGAGTGGACTGCGAAGCGCACGAGAGACGGCTACGGCAGTTTCTGGAATGGCGAGCACTACGACGCGCAGCGCACGAAGCCAGTCACGGTGCTCGCGCATCGCTGGGCGTACGAGCACCTGAAGGGCGAAGATCCCCGTGGGATGGTCGTCTGCCACAGTTGCGACAACCCATGGTGCGTCAACCCTGGCCACCTGTTCGCGGGCTCTCAGAAAGACAACGTCTACGACTGCATCCGCAAGTCGAGGCACCGGAACGCCCGTGCCGCACTCAGCCAAAGTGACGCCGAAGTCATCCGGGCGGAGTATCGCGGCGAGTACGGCGACATCGCTCGACTGGCCCGCAAGTATGGCGCGAGCAAGAGGCTGATTGGGGATATCGTCCACCGAAAGCGCGCTTGGACATGCTGACCCTGATCGTCATGACCGACGGCCGCCGGGAGTACCTCGAGCAGGCCGCGGCCACCTTCGAGCGGCTGCACGGCCCGATCACCGCCCGGGTGATCCACGACGACTCCGGGGACCCGGACTATGCGGCGTGGCTGCATAGCGCCTTCCCGGGCTGGACGATCGTCAGCACCGGTGCCCGCTCCGGCTTCGCCGGGGCCTACCGCTCGGCCTGGTCCTGGCTGCGGGACAACTGCCGCACCGACTGGGTCTTCTCCACCGAGGACGACTTCACCTTCGAGCGGGACGTGGACCTGACCGCGATGGCCTCGGTGATGCTGCTGCGGCCGATGGCCCAGATGGCGCTGCTCCGCCAGCCCTGGAACCGTGCCGAGCAGGCCGCCGGCGGCATCGTCGAGCAGCACCCCGACGACTACCTGGACCGCAGCGACGGCACCCACCACTGGCTGCAGCACCGCCGGTTCTTCACCACCAACCCGAACCTGACCAGGCTGCGGTTCATCAAGGCCCACGACTGGCCGGAAGGCTCGGAGTCGGAGGGCCGCTTCGGGGTGGACCTGTTCGCCTCCGAGCCGACCACCACCTGCGGCTTCTGGGGCCCCCGGGGCGCAGGCCCATGGGTGCGCCACATCGGCGCCCAGCGGGCCGGGACGGTCTACTGATGGCCGTGGTGGCGGTGACGATGGTCAAGAACGAGGCCGACGTCATCCAGACCACGATCCGGCATATGGCCGCCCACGTCGATCACGTGATCGTCGCGGACAACGGGTCGACCGACGGCACCCGCGAGCTGCTCGACGAGCTGCCCTGCGAGGTGATCGACGACCCGGACCCGGCCTATTACCAGTCGCGCAAGATGAGCGCCCTGGCCGACTACGCCGCCCGGGCCCGCGAGGCCACCTGGGTGGTCCCGTTCGACGCCGACGAGATCTGGATCTGTCCCGGCGGAGGCAGGATCGCCGACCGGCTGGCTGCGGTCGACGCCTGGATCGCTCCGGCCTGGATCTACGACCACGTGGTCACCGACGCCGACCCGGCCGGGGTGCCACCGCAGCAGGCGATGGGCCACCGGATGATCCGGCGGACCCGGCTGCACAAGGTGGCCGCCCGCTACGAGCAGGGCATGGTGATCGAGATGGGCAACCATCAGGCCACCTACCCGCAGCGGCCGGTGGTCGTTCCAGTGTGGGATGTCCTCGAGGTCCGCCACTTCCCGATCCGCTCGCCGCAGCAGTACCTGCGCAAAGCCCGGCAGGGCGCGGCCGCGCTGGCCCTGACCGACCTGCCGGAGTCCACCGGGCAGCACTGGCGCGACTGGGACCGGCTGGCCGACCAGCAGGGAAGCCTGACCGACGCCTTCCTGGATCACTGGTTCTACCGCCACGACGATCCACGCCTGGTCCTCGACCCCGCACCGCTGGAGGGCTCGTGAAGGTCCAGGTGATCATCGGCGGGCATGTCGACGACGACGCCGACCGGTACGCCGCCCGCCAGTGGGTGGCCGGCTGGTACGCCGCCCGCGGGCTGCTGCCGCTGGTGTGTGTCAGCGACTCCCGGCCGTGGGCGAAGGCAGACGCCTATAACGCCGCTGTGGGGCTCACAGACGCCGACGTGGTGGTCCTGGCCGACGGCGACTCATTCGTGGCCGCAGAGGCCCTGCAGTGGGCGATCGGGCAGGCCGCGGAGGTCGGGTGGGCCGCCCCGTTCAGCCGGGTCAACCGGCTCGACGCGCAGGCCACCGCAGCCACCCTGGACGCCGACCCGGCCATCACTGAGGTGCCGCCGCGGATCAGCCTGGCCCAGGAGGTCCACGACTGCCTGCCCGGCGGGGGGATCGTGGCCATGCGCACCGACCTCGCGGTGGCCTGCGGTCCGTTCGATCCGCGGTTTCGCGGCTGGGGCGGGGAGGACTTCGCTCTGGGCAACGCCGCCCGCACCCTGTCCGGCAATTACGCCGCGCAGCGACCCGGTCCGCTGTGGCATCTGTGGCACCCGCCGCAGCCCCGCACCACCGAGCTCGACGAGGCCACCAACCGGCTGGCCATGCGCTACCGCATCGCGAAGTTCCAGCCCGAGGCGATGCGCCACCTGATCGAGGAAGGCAGGCAATCGTGCAGCCCGAGCGCCTCATGACCACCCCGGTCACGATCAGCACCCCCGGGGCCTCCACCGGGACCGACATCCTCGGCCGTCCCACCCCCGGGACCGCGACCGTGCGGGCCACCCGCTGCCGACTGGTCCGGACCGCCACGAACACCCCCGACCCGAACACCGACGGCCTGCTGGTGTCCACCCTGGCGGTCTACCTGCCCGCCGGCACCGGGGTCACCGACGCCGACACGCTCACAGTCGACGGCGCCACCTATCAGGTGATCGGCGCCCCGGAGGTCCTGGCCGGGGTGTACGGCGGGGGCTACGAGAAGGCCACTGTGCGCCTGGTGCAGGACGCCTCATGATGACCACCCCGGACGCCGCGGCCATCGCCCTGCTGCGCACCCTGTCGGCCGTGACCGCGCTGACGTCCACCCGGATCTCGACCGACTACCTGCCCGGTACTGCCTCGATCCGGGTGACGCTGCTGCCCGGCGGGCAGGCCGAGCAGGAACTCTGGCGGGCCAGCCTGCAGATCGAGTGCTGGGCCACCGACCAGATCGTCGCCGGGCAACTGGCCACCGCCGTCCGGACCTCGTGGCCGAGCGTGCGCGGGGTGGTCGACTCGGCGACCTGGTGCGCCGGGGCCTGGATCGAGTCGAATCCCACCTGGATGCCCGACCCGGAGTCCGACCGGCCGCGCTACATCCTCACCGTGGGCTTGTGGCTGGGGCCACGATGACCCGCATCGACTGGGACGAGTCGGCGCTGGCTGAACTCGCCAGCCACGCGGCCATGCGCGACATGCTCGACGAGGTCGCCACGAAGGTCCGGGACGCCGCCCGCCGCAACGCCTCGGCCTACTACCCGGCCAGCCGCCGGGTGCAGGCCATCGTGACCGACTCCGGTGTGGACGGTCAGTCGGCCTATGCCGATGTCGGCTATGACCGGGACGCCTCCGGCTTCGTGCTGTGGTTCAGCGAGGTGGGCACCGCGAAGATGTCGCCGCGCCCGCACCTGCGCGCAGCCCTCGACCAGACCAGCCTCTAGAACCACCCTCAAGACTCCCGGCGACCGTCGCCGGGTTACAGAAAGGAGCCCCGCCGTGGGCAACGCATCCAACATCAGCCTCGGGGCGGGCACTCTGTACGTCGCCGCCCTGGGATCCACCGAACCGACCGACGTCACCTCCGCCCTGGCCGCGGCCTGGAAGGAGATCGGCTACACCGAGGAGGGCTCCGAGATCTCGATCGAGGTGTCGTCCGACCCGGTGGAGGTCGCCGAGGAGATCGACCCGGTCCTGCACGTGATGGCCGGCCGAACCGTGTCCATCAGCTTCGCGATGGCGGAGAACACCGCCCGCAACCTGACCCTGGCCCTCAACGGCGGCACCGTGTCCACCGGCGCGGGTGTAACCTCCTACGAGCCGCCGGCACCGTCGGCCGCCCAGCGGGTCATGATCGTCTTCCAGTCCGAAGACAGCCAGGAGCGCTGGATCTTCCGGCAGTGCTTCCAGGCCGGCACCGTGTCCGTGGCACGCCGCAAGGGTGCCGACAAGGTCACCATCCCGGTCGAGATGCGTGCCGAGAAGCCTTCGGGTCAGCAGGCCTTCAAGGTGCTGTTCAAGGACAGCCGCAGCGGCGGCACGATCTGATGACGACCAAGGTCCCCCAGGACCACCAGGCGCCGAAGGGCAGCGATCACACCGATGCCCTCGGCGCCGAAATCGCGGAGGTGGCCGGGGAGCCGGCCACCTTCGTGATGTTCGAGCAGACCTGGGAAGTGCTGCGCAAACCGCCCTCGCTTATGATCGCCCGGCTCGGCCGGGTCGACGAGGACGACCCGCAGTCCATCGGTGTACTCGACCAGCTGATCGAGCACGCCCTGGGCAAGGAGCAGCACCGCCGCTTCCTGTCCGCCTACTTCGAGGCAGCACCGGCCGACGGCAACGACCAGGCGCTCTTCGAGGAGGCGATGACACACATCCTGTCCGCCTCGATCGGACGCCCTACGAGCTGATCCTCGCCCTGCTCGGCTGGGCGGGTGCCGACTGGCACACCGTCCAGGCGAGGGCAGTGATGGCCGGTCTGATCGGCCCGGGCCGCGCCGAGCACCTGCTAGACCTCGACCTCACACTCCTGCTCGCGTTCATCGAGGGGATCCTGTGCGAGTCCGAGGAGAACGCCGAGCGGATCCAACAGATGTACGAGGACGCGAAGCCTGCCGCGCCTGTGGTGCGTGGCGAGCAGCGCCGCACGGAAGTCGCCGCATTCCTGGCCATGGCCGGGTGAGCTGATCGGGAAGGAGCCACAGCGTGGCCACACTGCTGGGCAATGCCTACGTGCGGATCCGTCCCGACATGGACGGTTTCCAGACCGAGGCGAACCGCTCGATCGGCACGGTGCTGAAGTCCGCGGCGAAGGTGGCGGCGATCGCCGCCGGCGGGGCGCTGGCCACCGTCGGGGTGAAGGTCCTTAAAGACTCGGTGGCCGAGGCCTCCAACCTCAACGAGTCGCTCAACGCCGTGCAGGTGACCTTCGGCAAGAACGCCAAAGGCATCATGGCCCTCGGCGAGAATGCCGCGAAGGCGCTGGGCCTGTCGAAGACGGAGTTCAACGGCCTGGCCGTGCGCTTCTCCAACTTCGCGCAGACCGTGGCCGGCAAGGGCGGCGACGTGGTCGGGACCATGGACGACCTGACCACCCGCGCCTCCGACTTCGCCTCGGTGATGAACCTGGACGTGAACCAGGCTGCGGAGTTGTTCCAGTCCGGTCTGGCCGGGGAGACCGAGCCGCTGCGCCAGTACGGGATCGACCTGTCGGCCGCGGCCGTGCAGGCCCACGCCCTGGCGAAGGGGATCTGGAACGGCAAGGGCGAGATGACCGAGGCCCAGAAGGTCCAGGCCCGCTACTCGCTGCTGATGAAGTCCACGAACAAGACCGCCGGGGACTTCGCCAACACCTCCGACTCTCTGGCCAACCGGCAGCGCACCGCCCCGGCCCCGGGGGAGAACG